TTAGTATCGTTAACCGATATCTTATATTTAGAACAAGTTGTTGACTAATACACGACGGTAGTAAACGTTTGTGTCTGCTTCAAGTTCTCCAGGAGGTGTTCCTTGAGTTGCGCCTTTAGCGAATGGGTTTGATACCATGCCGTAACGTGTCTTAAAGCCGATTTTTGGTTGGAAAGAATTCTCACCAACTGCACGAACCATTTGTAACGGCACATATGGGCAATAGAATAGACCAGCATCGAATGATGATGAACCTTTATATCCTACTACCATGTAGTTAGCGCCTGCATATGGGTCGATATACACTTTATAACGTCCGTTAAGAACACCAGCGAATGTATTGCCTGTGTCGTCAACGTTCAATGAGTTAGAGTTAAGAGCTGGAGTATAATCTAGTACACCCGCCATTTGAAGTGCTGAAGCAACATCAGATGAACAGATAACCATGTTACCTTTCCCACGTCTTGTTCCTTTAGCAATCGCGTTAGCTTCTTGCTCGATTTGGAACATAAGACCTTTGAACTTCTCTACTGACCAACGACCGTTAGCATCAACATCTAAGTCGAATGTGCCTGGAGTAGCTGTTGCAGCTGCACCAACAACCGCGTTTGTGTAGATTGTACGAACTAATTCACGGTTGATTTCCACTAGGATTTCAGACTGTAAGATGTTCGCTAGTTCTGTTTCAGCATCTAGACCGTGTACGGCTTTAAGATCCTGAGCAAGCTCTGTTGTGTATTCAGCTTTTAAAGCTCTTGACTTAGCTGCTACTGTAACTTTTTCGATTGAGAAAGCCATTTCAGCGAATGCATCACCTGTTGAACCAAGTGCTTCAGCAGCTGCTGTATCCATACCAGTACCTGTTGTTACAGATGCTTGACCTGGAGCATTTGAAGAGTGAGTTCCTGCACCAGAGAATGAAGTATCAGCTTCGTTGTAGAATACTTCGTTTGCAGCTGTTTGGTTAGTATGTGTTGAACGCATTGCAAAGATAAGTCCTGTTGGACCTGTCATTGGCTGAACGCCAGCAATATCGTATGCGATCAAGTTTGGCATCGCACGACGTACTAAAGAAATAAGTACTGGGTCGTAACCAGCTGTTGGACCGCCTGCAGCAGAAGTAGAAGCGAAACCGCCTGTGCCTACATCGTTTGCAGCTGTTTCAGAAAGTAAGCCTGTCATGTTAGCAGATAAGTCGCCTGACTCTGCTAAAGCTCGTTCTGTGTTTTCAAGAATAGTAGCTGTTACGCTTTTCTTGTGGTTGTCTGTAATAGCAGAAAAAGAGGAATGCTCCAAGATTGGACCCCATTTTTCAACTAATGCTTGATAGTTTGACTGAGTCATTAGATTCTATCTCCTTGTTGATTTATTCTGGATATATTTATAAAAGTTATGTTTTTCATTGGGTTACTTAGTTACGGTTCAAATACGCTGAAAGAGCATTGATCGTTGAGTGCTCAGAAAGTGGTTGTTTCACTTCTGTGTCTTCTGTGATAATTGCTTCTTCTTCAGTTACTTCCTCAACTACTGGTTTCGCTTTTTTGAAGAACGATTCCTTTAGTGTCGCAAGGTCTGCTTTGTAGCTGTCAACATCATCGAAAGCAAGCTTTTCTGATAGTACTTTAAATCTTTCTTGTTCTACAAGTGTAAGACCTTCAGTCATTTCAGCAAAAACGCCTGATGCAGTTTGAGCATCAGCAGCTTTTTTAAGCTCAACATTCTCAACAATCGCCTTATTAGCGTCTGCTCTTAATGTTTCAATTTCTTCTTCCAAGCCAGCAACAACGTCTAGAGTTTCCTCATCAACATCAATGTTGTGCTCTTCGAATAGGCCTTTAAGACCATCCATTAACGACTCCGCCATTTCTACCTTAATACCAGCTTCAATAGCAATTTCGTTTTCTGACATCCACTCTTCTACAACGTAGTCAAGATATGAGTCAAGGTTTTCTAACATCTGTTCAACTGATTCATCAAGTGCAGTTTGCATTGATGCTTCTAAAACTTCTGTTTTCTCAACGATAACTGCATCAGCTTTTACTGTTGCCGCTTCGTTAACCGCAGCTTCGAATACCATAGTTGCTTTAGCTGTAAATTCTTCCGACAAATCCATGCCTTCGAAAATAGTCGCGATTGACTCCGCTACTTCAATTACTTCTTCTACGATTTCATCAGTTTCTACTTCTGATTCTTCCGCTTGCATTGGTGCTGCTGCAACTTTATCGGCTGTTGGATCAACCTTTTTGTTTACATCAGCTTTCTTCTTTTTATGTACGCCGCCTGCTGGTGTCGCAGGATCCATAACTTCTGCGGCAGGTACGCCTGCTCCGCCAGATTTTTCGACGAACTTTTCGTCTAAGTCATTTGACATATGTTCTACTCCTTTTATTAGATACTTTTTATCTAAGTATTATTTATAATAATATTATTTTTCAGCTTTTCTAAGTGAGTTCACAAAACGCTCGAATAATTCAGACGCGGTGCCTTCATCAATTTTAGTGACAACTCGTCTGATTTGCTTTTCTACTACTTGTTGTATTTCTTCAATAACCTGTTCAATAGGTTCCTGAGCAATCCAGTTACCTGAGGCTATATCGTAATAGTATTCAGCATTTTCCATAATACCATTTACAAAACACTGTGGTCCAGATGGGTCAGTTACGATGTCGACAGTGGCTAAGTGAAAGTCATTTTGTACTTCCATAATTCCATCTCTCGTTGCTTTAACTGAACCTAATCCGCGGGTAGATACACCGATCTTAACACCCTCGTCCATAAATGTTTTGACTATCTCACCCATTGGTGTACCAAGAATTTTGGCTTTACCAGTAAAGTTTGATCCCTCTCGTTTCATCTCTGTAATAAGATGAGACACACGATCGCCATTGATTGTAGGTCCGTCTGGGTGACCTAATTCGCCTAGCGCTCGCTTTGTTTCTACAAAGTCAGTATTGTATCTGACCATTTCTTTTTCTAAAATCTGCGACGGATAAATTCTTCCGTTGCGATTCTTAATATCACCTTGCATAAAGATACCTTCGATGAAATGAGTTTTCTTACCCGTTTCTTCGTTTAATTCTACAGCAACAGCGCATTCTTCTACAACTTCTGTTATTAATCTCATATCTTAGATCCTTTGTTTTTTCTATTTATAACGCTTCTCGGGCAAATCCTACGATCTCTTTAAACCCTGCTTCGTCTTTCATCATTACCTTTTCCATATCTCTACGGTTTTTAGCATTGAGATTTTTATAAAAAGAATTTAAAAGTTTAGCATCTTGGTTAGATACCTTTACATTTTTACCATTCTTTAATCTCAGGTTTCCCATTTTAACAGCTTCGTCTAACATTTCAGTAAAGCCTTCACCTACAAGTTTTCTCACAGCTCGGTTAATACCCATAGACCTGTTAACAGATTTCTTTTTATGCTTATGCATTAAATCAAATTGTTTATACATATCTTTGTCTTTATCAGCCATTACTCCAGCATCTTTGTGGTGTGTAGCAAGATTATCCTGCGTTTCTTTATTGCTGTGAGCTTTTTTAATATAACTGCCAAGAGTTTTCTTGTCAAGTTCATTAATTTTTGCTTCCGATTTATTTTTCTTATAATCGTTAATATTATGGCCAGGAGGTACGTCTCCTCTCCAGTGGCCTACCACAGGAATATCTTTATTAACAGAGTTTAAATGTTTTTCAGCATCTTCTCTAGTTTTAAAATCTTTACCAACTCCGTCATCAGGGTAGTGACCTTTTTTATGTACTTTATATAATGGGTTGGTAACACCGTCGCGCCCATAACGAGGATAGCTGCTTTGACGAGTTTCAGCGTTGTTGGTATACACTTTACTAATTTTGTGTGTTTTACCATCTTGAAATGCTTCGTTATAAGATTCTTTATTAACCCAGCAAGACTGGTTAGGATCATTACAATCGTTTTTACATGCATTACCTTTGGTCGGTTTACCGAACATATCTCCACAGTCTTTGCAGCACATATTGTCCATTGAAGCTTCGTTTGTTCTAATAACATCTTGGCCGCGATCGTCAGTTCTATCAGATCTAAGCTTTTTCATAACTGTACGAGTTTTACCATCTGGTCCTGTTTGAGTAACCA